ATAACACCACCAAATTCATATCCATCATCTCTATGAATCCAACCTCTATTTTTTATATGATACATATCGTCATGTTGAGCTGAGATTTTTTGAAACCCCATTAAAGATTCATACTGACATGTTTCTGAATCTGGATAAAATATTCTTACAATTTTATTAGTAATATAAGAATAAAGATCTGGATTAATTTCATGTAAAGGAAGTGATCTTTTACCTGGATAATTACCAGCATTAGTTGGATAGTCTAAAGTATTTGCATACTCTACTATCTTATCAGGATCCTCAAAGAAACCATCATATATGATTGTTGGAATCATCTCTTAGTATTGATGGCAATACGTGCTTTGATCTGATTATACTCTGCTCCACCTTCTCCGTCAACCGAGAACACTTCATCGTATCCTGACTTCTCAAGAATCTTTTCCTTAATATCCATCTGTCGTTTCTCCTTAGCAATACGACGTAGGAATGCATAATACACTATCTGAGTAAAATATGCAAATGGGTTTTTACTTTTCGCAGGATCAAAATTATCAATATACTGTATACAGTTCTCTATACCATCACAAACCATATCATCTTTATACATGTAATTGATAAAGTTTGGTCGATAAGACAAGTGTGTTGCTATCTTTAAAAAACAACTTCCAATATAATTATTAACTATAGGTTTAGGTTTACCTTGCTTCTCTGCAATTTCTACATCTTCTCTATGCTTAATAAGAGCAGCAAGAAAGTCTGCATTGTTCACATAATGTTGCTTTTTTGTTTTAGCATTTTTTCTCATAACTATTGGTTTACCTGCATGTGAATATTATAACACATATAATGGGACTTGACAACAATGGACATTCGATGTAGACTCAACACTGTCAGGGTTGGGAAGGGTTATTATATATTTTTTCAAATAACATTCTAGCTTCATTAATAGATCCTAGATATCCCATATTTTTTTCAAGATCCTTTCTTTGTTTTTGTGATAATTGTTCTGGTGGCGTGCCTGTCAAATATGCCTCATACATTAGAATATATTGCTTGGACAATGATGCTAGTGATATAAGATCTTTCTCTTTAATAATAAAAAAATCCTCGTCGCTCATTTGCATCCAATTTGATAACCCCATTCCTTTAGCAATTTTACCTCCGTCTAACTCTTTAGTAAAAAATTCAACCGTTACAGGATTACTTAAGAAGATCAATTCTTCAACTGGTTCAAGATCTTCTTGTTTAGAAATTATTGCCTTAGCAATGAGCTCCTCTCCACTAACTAGCTTGAAGAGTCCATAGAATTCTTCATCATGTTTTGCGTAGTTAAGTGTCATGTGATTTTACTTTTACTTCTATGATTTCATAATTAAATTGTTCTTCATTATAGATTTTGAGTCTTTCCATCAGATGATTAAGAGTGTAGTTATTACCCTTATCTGTAGAAATATCATCAGCAATATCATATAAAGTTGCTTCTACTTTCCCCCTAGACTGTCGAAGTACCCTCCCAATGGATTGGAGATTTCTGACTCTGGACTTGCTTGGGGAGGCGAAGACGAGGTTGTGCAACCGCTTAATGTTAACCCCAGTGCTGAAAGTGCCATAAGAGGCAACAATAATAGCGTTGGTTTCATTTTCAACTAATTTTCTAATGTGTTCTCGATCATCGACATCCACTCCACCATAAACAAGATGCACTGGCCTGTCGGTGTAACTATTTATCATCTCGTATAAAGGTAGTCCGTGCTTTTCTACATAGTTAAAGAGGATTAGTGTATTCCCTTTAAGATCACATGCTAGATTGCGGATAAATTTATTTCTAGGTTCATGCTCAACAAGATAAGTCATCTCATCTTGATACCCTTCAAATATATTTTCCTCATGTTTAAGAACAATGATTTTAACATTCAACTTAGCAACATGTCCTTGTTTCATTAACTCATGTGTCTTAGTAACCTTTGAGCATCTACCAAATACACCTTCTAATACTAGTTGATTAACATTTGCACCATCTAATGTGCCAGTAAATCCATAACGATATTTACAATCATGCAACTTATGCATAATCGTAGTCAAAGATTTGGCTTTGAAAAGGTGAGCCTCGTCACCGATCACTACGTCAAACCTAGAAAACCAATTACGAGGTTGCTTATAAACAGATTGCCAAGTGGTAATTACGCAATCAGCTTCAGAATTTTTTTCCTCCCCAGAGTATATTTTGTGGCAGTGTTTGGATGCCATCCAACCATATTCTGTAAAGTCTTTATACATTTGCTCAACCAAAGACGTAGTAGGGACTACAATTAGAATCTTCCTTTTGACATTTACATGGAAACGAACCAATGAATAAATCATTAATGACTTACCGCTTGCTGTTGGGGATAGCAGGAGTCGCCTGTTGTATTTCAGGCATTCGTATATTGCTCGGTATTGGTAATCCCGAACCTGAACAGGTAACTTCAGAGCCTTTACAAATCCTACAACACCCTCTGGAGTTATCAGATCATTCTGATCCTTGGGATGTCCAAACGATTGAGATTCCGAATACTGATACTGATATCCCCTTTCCTCTGCCCAGTCAGTTAAATAATCTACTAAACCGCAATAGATCTCTCCAGTAGCAGGTGAGTATAGATGCACCTTACCATCCCATCCTCTATATCTGTTCTTCCTCTGCATATATTTTGCAGACTCTACTTCAAAGGAGAAAAATTCAGCAGCCTCTTTATGAAGATGAGGTTCTGCTTCTACCTTTAAGTAGACTTCATTCTTTTTCTGTATAATCAAATCAGGCATAAGGTGGACCGTAAAACCATGCTACAAGAGATTTTCTATGACCAGCAGTGACAGGTCTTACCCTATGCCATTGATCTGCTAAAAAGAAAACTGCGGAGTTAACTTTAGGATGAATGGTTACATACCTTTGTTGCTCTCCTGGTTTATATATCTCTAAATCAAACTCCCCTCCTTCAAAGTCATCATTAAGAAAGAGAGTCATACTAATCTTTCTCACAGTTCCTTTTATAATTTTTGGGTGTTGATCTATATGCCAATCATAAAAACCACCTTCCCCATATGATCCAAACTGGACAGGTTCTACACCAGTAATATTTAAATTCCAACGAGCAGATCTATTAATCTGTTTTACCATACGCAAAAGCATGGCTAAAAAATTTCTATCATTTATCCATGCAACATCAGTCTGTCTTCTTACAGCAGTTGTTTGATTATATAATTTTCCTTCATTCCATTCAAGATTAGTATTTGCAATTGCACTATGAACAGTACGTACTGAAAATTGATTTAATGAAACTACTTTATAAAAAAGACCGTAATTCATTACATACCAGATTGAAAACGTTCCCACTCAATAGCATTCTTAATCTGATAATTACGACTAGTTATCTGTTTAAGAACACCATCAAGAAAGAAAATTACTTGCTCTATATAGTCAATCTTATATTGAAGTTTTCTAATATCTTCATCAGCTTCGATGAACATACTAATCTCTTCTTTAGTTGTTAACTTAAAGTCAAACGGTGTATCTTTGTATATCTTTGCTGGTGCTTTTCCTTTATAGAATATCCATTTCTCTTTCCACAACCCTCTCATTTCAGATTCCCTATCTTTCTTCATTAGGGCAAAAGTATTATAAAACTCCATATATCTCATATGAAGTTGAGGAATCCTTATAGATTCTTCACCATACTTATCAGGATCTATTACACTATCTTCAGACCATTTGGTCTGTAGTTGTTCCAAATTCATAATTTAAAGTCAATTGAATTGCAGTATCAAATTTGTTGTATGTTGTTTCATGCAAAGCACAATACTCACTAAAGGTAATCTTCATTTCCTTGTGAGTTAAGTTGCAATGTTTTGCTGCTTGTGGCAAATTCCATTTAGCGGAGAACAACATCTCCATTGCTTCTCTAGTTTCTATTCTCATATAATTATATATCTACCTACGAGTAGTGGTGTTTGTATTCCTTATTTCGTAGAGTGTATATTTAAATGTTGCTGTTGCAGTAAGGAAATCATTATCAGTACCAGTAACATCAAATCCAATAGTGGATAAAGTTGTAGGCCACAACCCTTTAAATACTACATCAAAGTTTGATAGGTTATTATTATTCAAGACTAATATAGTTCCATCTGAATATCTATATTCATCCTTTTTTGTTCTTACTTTTTTATTTGCCGTTTTAAAAGTTGATCTATCTGACACACCAGATGGAGCACCCAACCCTATCATCCAATTATGCAATTCCATATAGTTGAGTAGATCTTCATCTACAATAAACTCAACTGACAATTCACCATATTGAATATTTCCCTCTGTTGGAATTGGTACCATACCTCTGGTTGGAATATCTAAATCCCCTAGAGTCATAGTTGGAATCTCTACACGTTGACATAGAAATGAAACCTTCTTTGCCTTTTCCAAAGTGAATATAAATCCAATAGGAGAAAGAAAGTTTTTGTTAGTTAATTGTTCTGCGTACCAATTTGCCATGTATAAGATGTCTTCCCACAGTAATATTTAGGATAAAAAAAGGACTCCGAAGAGTCCTTTAAAATTTTTCTAGTAATTTACATTAGTATCTCTTTACAGATACTTTTACAACTCGACTGATCGGTCTCGCATTCTATTAGGCATTCGTAATAATCATCCAGTACTTTGTCTTGTTCAGACATATGGTGATTCCATTCTGCTAAACTATTTTGCGAAACGATGTTATGCATACTTGTTCTCCTTTTTAACTTAACACATGATGTAGAGAAGTTTCAGTGCATCTTGCTTCCTCGTTGTGTAGGTTTCCCTGACTGATATTATTTATAAGAGTTTGTCTTGAAATACACAAAAATAAATACCTATTTTTGTACAAAAAAAGAGACCCGAAGGTCTCTTTTGAAGTATGTAATTCTGAATTACATGAGGTTTGCAACTTGTACTCGTCTGTAGTACTTGTTGGTATTTGCTGTAAGAGCACCAGATCCTTGAGTAAGTCCCTGAGAGAATGGGTTTGAAACCATGCCGTAACGAGTCTTGAATCCGATTTTTGGTTGGAAGGTGTCTGGGTTGATTGCTCTGACCTGCTGTAGAGGCACATATGGGCAATAGAATAATCCAGCATCGTAAGGTGAAGTACCTTTGTATCCAGCAACGTAGTAATGCTTA